GCTAAAGATTTCAAACCTTGTAACGAACAATCTGAATAGATATTCGCCATGGTTGATGAAACATTACGCATTTGACCAGCTGTTGATGCAGGTACAGGATCAGTGCCATCATATTCTATAGATAGAATGATCGCACCGACAGTAGTTGTGGGTTGATTAGATTGAAAGAAGAATGTTAATTTATGAAAAATAAAATATTCATAAATAGGACTATAAGCGCTAAGTCTTGGAAAATTCGTAGGATTTATCCCTCCCGCTGTTAGATTCGTAGCAAATGCTGTCGACAAGGTGTAAACACCAGCGTTGACAATGGGCATAGTTACCGCCGAAACTAATTCTCTTCCTGAAACTCGGACACCTCCCGGGGTAGAACCCCGAGATATTGTAAATAAGTTTAGAGGACTGGTCGCAGTAAACTGACTTCTTGTTAAAGAAAGTGGGTTATTACCGCGTACACCAGGGTCTCTCGCTAAACCTTGTATTCTACCTCTTCCTCTCCTTCCACCTCTTCCTCGATTCGAATTCTGAGCTCTAACTCTGCCAAGTGCAGTAGTGAGTGTTTTGACTAGCTTATCTTGTGAATTGTTCATAGTATGGGATGCATGATGAACTCATGGACTGTACATCTGTAATAATACTACAGTAATATGGCGCTATTGGCCTGAACATCTCTGTCAGGATCAACAATAGATACATTTCGAACTAGGATCATTTTCTTTAAAATGTTGTTCAGTAGGAACGGTTAGACAAAGTCTAATTACCCTTAATACCAACAATCAATAAGAAATCTCCGCAAGAGTTTAATTATCCTCTGCATTGACATCAATGTGTGATGTAGATTAATCTAGAATTTCGAAGTCTATAATATCTCCAAATAACTTAAAACCATTAACCTTACTCTCGTATCTACCCGTGCAGTCTCTCGACTTTCCGATCCTGTCACTTTATTGGACAGCGATCTTAGTACGGAAATATTGAGCAATAGGAAGATCCTTACTTGCACCGTTTTGGGTAGTTAAACTACAAACCCCATAGGCCTTATCGGTATGCCCGTACCTCTGGAATAGTTTAACGTCTTACTCAGGACCAATTCACTGTAACACTAGCTCCCCTTGATGCCGTGCGACTTACTCTTCAACTTCATCATCCTCTATCATTACACATTTCCTTGGAAATGGAATCTTAGATAAGAATGTATGTGGAAGGCGCAAATTTTGTGCTGTAAAGTATGTTGGTAGGATTTGTTTAAAACCCCTTCCAAAACTTACATAACGAGAGGTATCCTCTTCTGTATTATAGGAAACAGCCGGTATAATTTTATCCGTAAACTGTTTAATTTCCTGGAATTGTTGAACACCAATAGTTTCAGCGTTTTTATATAGTTTGCCAATACAATATTGTGCATACTTTCTTTCCGCTAATGTAACAACAAATCTCCAGTGAGTTGGAGGAATGACACCCATTCCACCATGTTCAACAGGTATGAAAAGATTTCTCTTTAATCTACCTGTACATGTATTAATGTATGTGTCCTTCTGAATTTCTTCTGGTGTGTGTACTTTGAACCATTCGGTTAATAGCGTCTTCTGTCTACCAGGTAATGAGCCTCTAAGGCATTCATTTAACACGGTAACGATTCCAGATCGCTGATCGATTATATTCTCATTTTCACCTGACACTCTCTTAATTACTTTATTTTGACCATAGAATAGCCCAGTATTTAAGAAATCAATTTGATAGGGTGATCCTCCTATAGGACAGATCACACAACACGAATTGACATTGGTATAAGACTTATGATGATAAGCTTTACCAGGTGTCATGTCAAGACCAACCTTCTTCCCTTCATCAACATGACGTTGATAGAGATCTTTAGGTGCGAGATATAACATATCATCTCCATTAACGAGTACGCTATTTAAGCGTTCCCACGTTTTCCATCCGTAATGATATTCGGATGTAACATGAAGATATAAACCTAAGTTCGCAATACAAAGGATTGGGAAAGATAATATACTACCCATTAATTGACCTCGAGACATGGTTCCTCTTGGATTGACTTCATAACCTTTACCGTCCTTATTAGGATAGGTTAAAGTATGTGGTCCCAAAACTGCCATGGCTTCTTCTAACCATTTCTCTGGTAAATCTTGCAAAACATATTTTAATATGAGACTTGCATATCTCCAAGAGAGATTGTCCGTAGCTGCTGAATAATCGACGGAAAACCATTCCTCATCGCCATTTAGGCCATGTAGGATAGGTGCATCATCGAGATCCATAATATCAGTAGGACATAGTGGTCGACCAATTAGTCTGTAACAATTCATCTTTCTCAATGTTGAGTGAAGGGCCTCCTGTATTTGCTTCATAGCATAATACTCATGGGACGGGCCTTTAGATATTACTCTAACCTTCATTGGCTCAACAATTCCTTGGATCTTAGCGTCAAGACGTGCCTTTATTGGGGCACCATATCTTTTCCTTCTAAGTTCCTCTTCCCAGTCAATTTGTAATTCCATCGAACCGCGAGAGCGTATTTCGATAATTTCATGACGAGAAATTCTTCTTCTCCCTTTTTCTCCTATAATAGTACAATTACTCTCTGTCATCTTTACGAGGTCTGATCCTAAATCTAGCCAGACATCATCGTCTACTGGAAAACCCCCATCTGGGTGGTTATCCTGGAGAAACCTTGGTTTCCCCTCGACGGTTGTCCATTCGTCCTTGCCATTATAGCAACCCCTAACGAATTTATTTAATTCGTTGTAGCTACCACCGGCGGCACGACTCGATTCATAGGAGGCCGATTGCGAAGGTGTTCTGTCTGTGAACGTTTGTTTATCCTTAAGGATGAAACTTACCACACCCCCCCTTATTTTATCCATATGTCGAACAAAATCCTCATTATGCATAATTGCATCAATGGTTTTTTGATCA